CTGTCTGCTCCGGTATATTCTATAGTTTCAAATTTGTTATTAAATCTTATATATGCTGTGCCATCAGGTTGAGTAACAATAGGTTCAAATCCTTTAACAGCAATTTCCTGTATACCTATTTCACTTGTTTTAACTATATAACTTTTATTGCCGGTTTTAACTCTCAACATTTCCACAGCAAAACTAGGATAAATTTTTTCACCTACTGTGATTGCTAGTGGGTAAGTTCTTGTTTGGTTATCTGGTTGTGGCGCAGAAGCATTTACCCCTTTTCCATTTGCCATTACTTCCAGCATAGGTACATTAGTCACTAAGTTAGGCCATTTTAACAAATAGTCTTTTGCTGGTACAGGACCAATAGTGCCTGTGCCTATATGAGGGCCTGTAGTTTTGATACCTTTAACACTAGGTGTCTGACTTAACACATTATAATTTACAGGGTTTCGTCTTGCTCCAGGAACATTTACTTTATTTTGTTCTAAAAAACTAGCAAAGGCTGGATCTCCACCAAAACGATCTTCTTCTGGAAACATTATTGTCCAACCCACAACTCCACTATTTTTACTAGCAACATCTACAATTAGTTGAGCATAGTATTGTCTTGGAAAAGGATATTGTCCATAAGTTGCTAAAGTGTTTTCACCAAAGTTTAACAATACAACATCTTCACTTTGTACTATTTCATCTAATTGTTGGTAACTGTCAAATACTTGACCTCTAAGACTTTGTAATGGCGTAGGGTCAACTACCCTTAGTGCGAGTAACAATGCTATAGATACCGCTACTGCGTACCCGCTGTATAACCATTTCATACCGATATTTATCGTATTTTATTGCATTCCTGCTTGGCTTTGTTTAGTAATCTAAAGTTATTCGCAACAACTACTGAGTACACCATATTAGAATCATCAAGTTCGTGGGGTGTGACTTCTTTCCAATAATCATTGTAAACTAATCCAGGTACAAGTAAAAGTGTTTTCGTAAGTACTAATCTAGCATCACTAGGATTTTCTGTAAAAAGTGGATTTACTTCTTTTACACAATCATACTTTAATGCTTTTGATGTTGAGTAAACATCTAATAACTGAAATGTCCAAAATGCTAACCATTGTCCATTGGTAGCTCGTGGAGTTATATTAAACTTTGGAACGTCATTGGATTCAAAACTTTTACAAATTTCAGGATTATTATCGCAGTAATAAGGATCTAGTGGGGGATTATAAGTGAGGTCTAAAGCAAATAGACTAGAAGAAAACAGCAATAACATGCCTGCTATTGCCGTTCTCATAATTATTCACACTCTTTAGGATTCTTAGAGCAGTACTCCATTAGTTTTTGATACAATTTTACCTGTTTAATAAACTCTTGGATCTCCTCATCTGAAACCTGCTCATCCTCTATTGAGGGTAAGACTTTAGCCTTTTCGTTCTTAGTTAAAAACTTAAAGGGTTTAAAGAATGAGCGTGTTACTTTTTTGGCTCTTCTTTAGTTTCTTCTTTTGCTTCGCCTTCTTGTAAAGCATCAGTTTGGTCGTTTACTTCGTCAGCAACAACTTTCACTAATCCAGCACCTGTGTCAGCCGCAGTTTGGACTAATCCAACACCTACTTCTGCACCAGTTTGCACAATGCTACCAACATCATTTGCAACTGAACCAACTACTGAACTAGCAGTACCGGTTACAGTATCAATTGTATCTGTAGCAAGTTGTTTTCCGCCGTCAATTACTGTACCAACTGTGGCACAACCTTGAGCGAACATCACAAAGAATACACCAAAAAATATATTTTTCAATTTATTCATATTTTCTCCTTATATAAGAATGTTATAAAACCATCTGTTATTATAACATAATATATTTATCATTAAATTAAAATCCTAACCTATCGTTTGAAGCATTAAATATACAATGCTCTTCGTGTAATAATAATTCCCATGTAAGCACGTCTTTTGTGATTGGATCGTCTGTTTCACGTATTGCTTTTAGTAATCTCAATCTAGTACCAACTTCAATTTCGTACATAAGTTCGCAATATAAAAATAACATATAAAATATTATGGGAGGCACAAAAATATAAAATAGCACCATTGGATATAACCAACCAATTGCTACTATGTGGGCACTTGCAACTGCCATAGCATAGTTTCTCAGACTGTTTGTGTAATTAGTTATTTGCATTAGGCTTGTTAAGTTCTTCTTTTATTAAGAATCTTACATATTCATCTGCATTGGTTAAATTATAGTCAGATACTATTGCAAACAGTAATGTTAAAAACACAAATGTCATTATTACTGATAGATATATGTTTATACCGGCTGTTATCTTCAGCCATTTTATCATATGCTTCATGATTAACTATTATAGCAGAAAGAGTACTGCTTGTCAAGTGTTTAGGATAATTTTAATTTCCTTGAGTGACTGAGACTGAACAACCACCAACTGTTGCACAGGTTTGGCTGAGTGTATATGATTGTGCTGTGCCTCCTTGTTGAAGCATATTTAAAGTAGTAGAATACGTTCCACTTAGTGTGACTGTGGCAGTATGTGTCGCACTTCCCTTTTGTATCATATCAACATCATTGGAACTATTATTGATTGTTAAATTAAGTGTTTTGTCTTGGTTGCCTTCTTGTCTTGCGTACACATCATTGTAATTACCGTAGATGTTAGTAGTGTTCGAATGTTCGTGTCCGGAGTTGTTTGAACGTTGACTTCCTAAAAATGTATTATTTGAACCGTGAATATCCAGTTGTACAAAATGGCCGCCATACTCGTAATCATCAATTGCTAACACCGTGCCTGAACTTGTTACGTGATATCCTTGATAGAAGTCTACATCATTGCTATTACCCTGTATATGAAATTCAAATCTATCACCCCCACAGGATGATCCTTGATTACACGTTTGTACAATATTAAGATTATTGTAATTACCAGATAAATCTCCGCCCCAAGCAAGACCACTACCCCAAACAGATGTGTACCCAATATATCCACCATTGCCTTGTTGTAATAAGTCAACCACATTATCAGTACCACCAATACTAAAATTTATTTTGTTATCATATCCTGCTTGTAAAATTGTTAAATCAATATTATTGCCTGTTTGGTCTAATAATACTTCATTGTCTTGTGCATTTGCTGTAGCAGGTATTAATAACATCATACCCAATAAGATATAACCCAACACCAATAGTGGTGTATCCTTTGGTTCCATTTTGTTTAATTTTTCGTCTATGTTCATAATAGTATTTATTACTCTTGTGTAATTGTAATAGTAATTCCTTCACAGTTATTTAGGCACATCACAGTTTCTCCTAGGTCTTTGTCTCTTATTTCTATTTGCCCTGATTGCCCTCTTTTAATTTTTAATCCCACATAATTTGTACTGACTCTGAGAAAAAATACTTTACCGTCCACATCTGGTACTATGTTGAATTGGTTGTCTGGTTGCAATCCAAAACCTCTGTCTACTAGCCTATCACTACCACTGGCTTCTTCTTGTCCTGCTAATGCATCTTTTTCTTCCAAGACATCTAAAAGATCTCTTAAGAAGTCAACATCTAAAAAATTGATGTCTAATTCTGTAAATTCTAATTCTCGTTCTGCGGCTTTACCTAAATCTTCACTTTCTAAAAAGTCTTTGTCTAACCCGTCAAAATCTAATAGTCCGCCATCGCCTTTTAATTCTTGTATTTGTTCTTCTTTTGCTACTGTTATTTCTTTTGGTTCGCTCACAATAAACATATTGTCTATCATATTTAAATCTAAGTCCATTATCACCACAGGATTTGTAGGTGCTGTTTCAAATGTGCTAACCATTACTGCCTGAAAGGCTTCTTCTAATATTACAGTTCCGCCGTCATTGGTTACCGTGATACTTCCACTGGGTCTACACCCATACTCTAATTTTATAGTATCATCACAATCTGCATCTGGCAGTAATATAACTAAACTTCTACCCAGTTCATCTACTGTGGTAGTAAAATCTGTTCCCCTAATACCAATTGTGGCGGTGGGAGTTTGAATTTGTATGTTTTCTTTTGGGACTAAGCCTAATCCGCCAGTAGCAAATCTGGCTGTACCTTGTACAAAATTTAGTGCCATTTTACTTTTACTGGGGTCTGGATCATACACATATTCATCTATTTCCATATATGTATGTTCTGTTAAACTGACTTGCGTTTCGTCAACAAACTGTATTTTAAGTCTGCCATTTTCTGTTTCAACTTCGTCAAAACTAACTATGTCTGTTTGTAAGTTTGCTATTAATTCTTCTCCTGAAAGCCTTACAATACTTCCAGCCTTTCCACTTTGCTCAATTACGCCGCCAATTGGCTCGGCGGCGTATGAGTTTCCTATTGCAATTAGCAAAACTGCGACTAATAATCTAGTCGGTTTGTTTAATACTAACTGAAGCATTTTCGCTGTCTATCTCAACATCAATTACACCAGTACAAGCGGGTGTACAAGTTGTAGTCATATTCTGTGTAAACTGGAAATCTCCGTTACTACCGTCTATGTCTGCTGTTATACTTGCTCCACTATTACCATTTTGTAAAGTTGCGAAGTTGTTGTTGCCACCGTTTATGTCAAAGTTCCAAACAACATTATCAGTATCTATTATGATACCTGTCATAGTGCTTGTTCCAGTGTTATTTGTGCCAACTCCGGCCGCCCAAACATTACTGTTAGTAAAAGAACTATCAAAGTCATTACTGTCTCCTAGTATTACTAAATCAAAGTTAAGGTATTCTGCACTGGCATTTCCGCCTACATCCATATCAAATAAGTTGCTGTCACCTTGTATATCTACAAGCATATCAGCATAGTCACTTGATCCTGTTGCACCTATGTTTAAGTCCCAAATGTTTCCGTCTCCTAACATATAGAAGTCTAAAACACTTGACCCACTACCATCAAGTATCAAACTACCAAAAAAGTCGTTATTATCACCATCTTGTATAAGATCTAATATTATACTAGATCCTCTTAGTAATAAATCACTACTTTGGGTACTGTCACCTGACAGAGTATTACCTGTACCTGCTTGTAAGATTGTTAAAGTTAAATTGTCACCGTCTTGGTCTAGTAACACTTCATTATCATCTGCAAGTACCGGATTAGCCATAAGGCCGATTAAAGCGAAGACACCAACCGCTAAGTTTTTAAATATCTTCATTATTTTTCTCCAATATTGGTTTATTATTCTTTAGAAGAACCCTCTTCCAAAGTGGTAAATCATTAGGATTTTTAGAAAATTGTTTTCTATCCTCCTCGTCAGGAAGAACACCAGATTCTTTAAGACTCATCCAGTAGGCTTGCTCTTGCTCCTCTACCTGTTCGTCCCAATCTTCCGGATATACTATTTTCCAGTATCCTCTTTCATCACCTTGCTTAATGAGTTCTAACACCGCGGCTTCAATCGCCGATCTCACCGCAAATGTCACACTTTCGTTTTGTGTCATTCCGCTCTCAAGTTCTAACAACCTAGTATCCATATCTAGAAATCTAAATACATCTCCTGCTTGACCTGAACTTAAAACGGTCTTCTGTGTTTGCACATTTAATATCACTTCGCCTGTAAGTGTGGAAACGGCTCTTAATGATATAACTATGCTATCTCTTCGATATTGGTTTGTTGTCCCAATACCCAAATATCTTGCCCCTGTACCTCCTGTTTCAATATTAGTGTCGTATCCTATTACGCCTCCTTCTAATATCATTCCAGCAAATAACATTGGCTGTAGTTCTTGGAACTCATCTAATCCTGCCTGTTTGGCTTGTTCTGATCGAGTACTTCGAACTATTTGTCTTTCTCTGACTAAGTTATCTAAACCCAGTCCTCTTTCAACTACTCTAAACCAAGTTCCTTTTGGATTCTCTCCTGAACCTGCCGCCTTTAGAGCGTCTACTAATAAACTTTTTGCGTCTTGCGTAACTGCTGTACTAAAACTAGCAACTCCGTCTTGACTTTTTCTTTGTCCTGTTCCATCACCAAATTGATATATAGCAACAACAGGCATTGTTTCTGCCGGTGGCAAATATCGTAATTTTCTATATGTGGGGAGTTCTACTTTTTGTGGTTCTTCCACACATTCAAGAAAATCTGTCATACATACCTTATCACCGGGTATCGCTACACTGGCGCATCCGCTTAAAAATAAAACACCTATCAGTGCTGTTACTAATATTTTATTCATTAACCGCCTGCAATTTGGCCTATGCCAATTGGTATTTCAATAGTAGTAATAGTTCCATCTGGATCTACTATTGTGAGTTGTATAACTTCTAATCCATCTGCATTTGTGACTATTTGATATGATACTGTATTACCCTCAATATCAAATGCTCCACTGGTTGACCCTGTACAACTGATTACTGTTGCTGGATCACAAAACATACTATCAACTAATCCTTTAGAAATTTGTGAATAAATCCTACTCTCCAAATTTCTAATAAATTTATTAATTGTTGAATTGTCGTCTGCTCTTTCAGCCGCCTTTAATGCCGCTTCTATATCTGATTTAATTTTATCTCTACGTGACTTTTCCTGGTTCTCAATAGTCAAATAATGAGCACCTGTTCCTTGTCCACTAAAACTAGGGTTTTTGAATTTAAATTTAATTTCGTCTGCCATTACAACTGGAGCCATAAGTAATGCTCCTATTAAGCAACCAAAACAAAATATTTTAAAAACTGCTTCGTTACTCCAAAGTCCTTGATTACTGAATTGTTGTTTCAATAATGTTTTATCTTTAATATTCATTTTTTCTTCCCTTCCTGTTTCGCTAGAGCCTCTTTCATTTTATCTTGCTCTAATATTTTTTGTGTTGCTTTATATTCCAACACCACATTTACTTTCTGTTGTAAACGTATCATATCTTGATCTAGCATACGAGTTTTATCTATAACTCTTATTAATGCAAAATGCATATCCTCTAATGCAGGATCTATATGTTCACCAATAAAGTTCCATATGTAATATATAAAGTAACCAAGTCCTACAGTCATTACAACTGGAAAACCAAATTCTGAAATTAATGCACCTAAATCCATTAATCTCTCCTAGCATCAACCTTGCCGTCCTCGACGAAGTTTTCTGCTCTTGCAATACGTTCAATATCTGGTCTCAATTCTAATGCACTACTAACAAGTAAATCAATTTTCATCATTTCATTACTCATTGTACTGGCTCTGGCTTCTAAACTTTTACAAAAAATTGTAAGTGTCTTAACCTGTTCTACAATACCTTGCATTATTTGTTTGATAACCAAAAAGATAAAAAATCCCATTGCCATACTACCAGCGATGGGGGCTCCTACCTCCGCAATTAATCTAAAGATATCTTCCATATTACTTCCTGTGTTTGTTACTCTCTACCGTGTATTTATCAGTTTCGCTATTAAACACATTGTTATGAAATACAAGTCAAAAAAAAGGAGCATAAATGCTCCTTTTTTTATAATTCTTTATTGTTTACATTAATGAAACAAGTACTTCAATGATTGCTGGCCCATTTCCTTCTGGATTTTCGCCTATCGCTTTACCAAGGATTGTTCCTGGTTTTGCGTCATTGTTTACTTCTGCATGTCCGCTTTCTGATGAGGTAACTAGTAAATCACCTTTTGCAACTGGACCTGTAACTTTACAAGGAACTCTTCCTGTTAAAGCAACATATTGTCCTTCTGCTTCGCTATTCATCATATATGCTGGATCTGTACTAATTACACCAACTACTGCATGATTTCCTGTTGAGGTACACTCAGTAACTTCTGCTTCACCACCAAACACTACTACTGTTCCTGGTGCGTACTCTGAATCACTTTCGTATTTCTCAGCCAAATCCGCATATTGAGCCTGTGTTGCTGTAGCAGTTATGGTTCCTGCGGCAAAGTTACCACTTCCATCTCTAACTACGGCTCTACTTGCTGTATTTGTACTTGTAAATACTGCTGTATCTGTTAAGTCAACTGCTAATGAACCGGAAGTACTAACTGTACCTGATAGTCCATCACCACCACTAACACTTGTTACAGTACCTGTGGTTGTTGAGTAGCCAAATGCTTGTATCTTATCCTGAATAGCCGCTGATGTCATTAATGAAGTGTCATTATCTGCATAACTTTCTGAAGCAACTTGTATTGCCGCTCCGGCAAAATCTGCAACAGTTAAGTCTGGTAACCTAGCACTTGCTAATGTACCTGCATTAATATTACTAGCATCTAGGGCGTTTGTTGTGGCTGAGTCTGCCAATCCACTAACTGCACCACTGGCTATTGCAATATTAACATTACTTGCACCTGTGACACGTCCATCTGCATCAACAGTAACTTGAGAAACACTATCTGCATCACCATATATACCTGCTGTAACGGATGTCGCTTCTAATTGTGTTGCACCAATACTACCTGCTGTAACACTAATTTCACCTGAACTAACTGTAATTCCTGTTCCACCACTTATATGAGCTCTAACTTCTGATGCACTTGGGCCAGTATAAGTAAATACACCTGTGCTGTCATTATATGCTAATGAACCATCTCCACCAGCATCAGTTACACTTAAATGCGCCGCAACTTCTGATGTTGCTGGGCCTGTGTATGATATAACACCAGTACTATTATCATAACTTAATGCACCATCACCACCATTATCAGTAACACTGATATGTGCTCTAACTTCTGTGGCACTAGGTCCTGTATATGTAAATACACCATCGCTGTATGAGAAACTACCGTCTCCACCTGCATCTGTGGCACTAAAGTGAGCTTGTGTTTCTGCCGCACTAGGTCCTGTATATTCAAATACACCTGTTCCTGATGTATATGTTAGACTTCCGTCTCCACCTGAATCTGTTACACTTACTAATGCTCTTGTATCTGCTGTTGTTTGAATAGTAAAATAATCTGAGCCGTTATTTGTAAACTGCCAAACATCTGCACTTTCGTCAAATTGTAATTTTACGTTTGTGGCTGTTCCACGTTCAACTTCAATACCAGCGTCTTGGCTAGGGGTGCCTGCTTCGTTGTTATTGAGTACAATGATATTGTCGTCAACTGTTAATGTTTCAGTATTAAGAATTGTTTGTGTTCCGTTTACTGTTATATTTCCACTAAAAACAATGTTATCATCAAATGTTTTTGTACCACCAATACTTTGAGTTCCACTTGTTCTTACAACTGTGTTATCTACTTCTATATCATCTGCATTAGCGGTAATACCATCACCACCTACAACATTAAATGTTCTGTCTGCGGCTAATGTTCCGCCACCTGTTAAACCAGTACCTGCTGTAAATGTTACACCAGTTAATAAACCATCTGCATATGCCTTAGTGGCACCGTCTTGAGCCAGTACTGGATCATCAAGGTTATTAATATTGTTACTATCCATATCAATATTACCACCTTGCTGAGTGGCTCCGCCACCTGCTGTGCTAATTGTTTTACCTGATGTCATTTGGACATTAGATTTCATTTCAATTACACCAGAACCTGATGTTAATTCAACACTACCTGCACCAGTAGTAACAATACTAATGTTTTGTCCAGTATCTGCACTAATTTGTATAGTACCTGAATTATCTGATAATACTTGTTGTCCATTAACGTATAAAGAACCTGGTCCAACAAATACGTCTTTCCAAACACTACTTGCAGTACCTAAACTGTAAGTATTGTTTGCACTTGGTACCAAATTACCTGTTAAATTTTCGTAGTCTAAACTAATTGTTGCATCACCTGATGATGAGCCACCTGTTAAACCAGAACCTGCTAAAACGGCTGTAATGTCTGCACCACCTAAAGATGATACACTAGACTCTGTTGCTAATGGAACACCACCTGCTGTTGAGCCGTCATGTACGACTACCGTATTTTTTGTTGTATCGATTGTAATCTCACCAGCCAGTCCAGTAAATGAACCATGCTGGGTAGTAGTACCTCGACGTCTTTGAATTGCTGTTGCCATTTTTTATACCCCTAATATTTTTCTATTAGCAAATTTATATAATGTATTTATCATTATCACAAAATTCGCTGTTCTAATTCGTCATTTAAATCTCTAATTTTAATCCAGGACTTGTTTACATTTTGTCCTTTAAACATAGCCACTGTACCTTTTAATACCACCAGTGTCCACCCTCTTTTTAATCTGGGCTCATACTCCTTGCCTGCATCAAAGTTTCCTTTTAGTACAGGACGGGTCAGTGATGAACCGTCGTATTCTGTCTCATATATAATTGCATCTTCTGGAAGTGCAAAGTTTTGGCTTAATGAACTTAAATAATTACTATGTAGTACACCTGCGTCATCTTTCCATTCTACAACTTTATATTTCTTGTATTTGGTTTCTTCAAAATTATCATAATTTTGCCAAATATTCCATCCTGCATTACCAACAACTGCCGCACTTTCTACAACTACTCCTATTATGGTTTCGTTGTCATCTCCTGCATCAATAAGTTTTCCTTGCTCATTAACTGCAACTGTTAAGCCATTGCGATCCTCATTGTTTCTATTACCGTCTGCCCATTCAAATGCTTCTGCATATCCTGTACTATTAGTAAAAAACCCTTTATGTGTATATGTTTCACCTAAACCATTAACTCTAAATACACTAAAAGGATTATCTTCAAAAGCATTAGTTTTAGCATCTATAAAGTTATATGTGTCTCTTATATCTGATGCATTTTGTAATTTAAGCATATTTCCTGTAAAATACTTACTTGCAGAAACAACATTAAATCCATCTACATCATTATCATTGTTGTAAGCAGTAAATAAACTATTGGTAATGTCTTCACTTATACCTAACATTACTTTACCTGTACTACCTACATTAAAACCTTGTCTATTTCCAGTACTTAAAGCTCTAAAACTAAACGTCTTATCGTCATCACCATCTCCTTCAACAATTACCCCTCTTGTGCTTCCAGGGCCATTTGAGGGTATTGGTGATTTACCTGCACCTTTCATCCTAAAATGTGCTGTACCAAATCCTGATACTCTTGGTGCTTTGTTTCCAAAAGCCAATGCACCATTCTTTGTTGCAGTAAGAACAATGTCGTCTTGTCCTGCTGTCTTTACACTTATACCATCTTGTGATTGTTCTATGTCAACAAGATTATTAGATAAATTTAAAGCCTGTGTTTCTCCTGCACTAATACTTTTTATCTTAGCAAGTTTTTTATCAAACTCTTTTTTAAACTCTGCTGATATTTCAGCTCTTAACAAATCCATATCTACAAATGCATCTGCTTGTTCAGGCTCTTCTGATTCGGCTCCCCACATCAGGAAACTTTCATCTATTTGGCCTTGCAACTCCTTTTTTAATTCTCTTTTAAGTGCCGCTTTTAACTTTTTTAAATCTAGCTCTTGAGATGTATCTTTAACAATCTCTTTTTTTGCTACTACTTTTTTTTGTGTTTTAGTAGCAGTCTTTTTTGCTCTTGGCATGTGTGTTCCTGTTTTATTTTTAACTAACTACCGCTCTATCTGTGATCCTACGCCAGTTACTGCCATCGCTAAATGCCATGACTGAGCCGCCTGTTTCATCACTGACATAAATCATTTGTCCTGGTTGTGCCGCACTTGGTAATGAAGCAACCACAAAACTATCTCCTGTTGGTCCAAATATATCTGAAACATATTCAAAGTCTCCTATAGCAGGTACTGTTCCAGATTCTCTTACACTTCCATAGTCAATACTAATTGTGGTGTTAGCAGTGATAAGCCCATAATCGGTGATAGGTTGGAAAACTACTCCCTCAACAACACCACTTGAAGTTGTGCCACTAACCGTAGCATTTCCAAATGTTAAATCTCCTGCCAGTTTGGCATCAATGGCTGTATTTGCTCTCTCAGTTGTATAATATTTGTTTGTTGAGCCTTCGCTTAAATCATCTGTATCATTATCATCTAGATCAACTTTGTTAGAAGTTTCTTCTTTCGTACTTCTATTTTTACTAACAGATTTTAATTTACCGTCTGAACCTTTTCTTAAAATAACTTTGTCGTCACCGGAACCTATTTCTATTTCATCAACAACAAGTTTTCTTTTTATACTGGTGTTAGCACTATCTGAAAAGTCTATTTCGTTATCTGAGGTAACACTGATTGCTGTGGTGCCTAATTTAATGGTGCTACCACTTAGGTATAAGTCTCTCCATCTTGCTGTATCAGTACCTAAATCGTATGTTACATTAGCACTTGGTATAATATGACTGCTTACTTCACCATTAATAATAATGTTGTTAGAAACTTTACTTAATCCACCCTTAACCATATCGTTAATAGTGTAACCTGTCTCAACTGCACTTTGTTCACTGTTTTGAACTGCATTCACAGTAACATTATCTTTTTGTGAACTATTTCTTGGAATAACTTCCATGTCAACTGTAACAGTTCCGTAAATTGTTCCTAATGTTTTAAATGCAAAAATAAATCCTGCTGTGGTTGTTTCTTTGGTCCACAGTTGTGGATCTATGTATCTACTACCATTGTATTCTTCTTCGTAACTGGTAGACCAACTTAAATCAGGAAGTGTTTCACCACTTCTCAATGCTGTATTAAAATAAACTGTGTGAGTTTCACCAGCATTTTGAGCCGTAATACGTCCTACTACTTGATAATTTTGACTTGTTCCATCTGGGATAATTGTTACAACTTTTTGGTATTCACCGTTAGTAAAGTAACTACCAGTTGAAGCACCAGTATACATCTGGTTGAACTTCATTATGTTTGAATTTGTAAACTCTTGATCTGTAAATGTTACTGTTCTGCCTTGTACTTTAAATACTTCTGATGTATTATTTGCATCGTAAATTTTAAATATGGGGTCTGAACCGGAACCGTTATCTCTTACTCTTAATTGGGTAGCAGTTCCGTTACTGTGGGCCACATCTAAATATGCTCCACTAAATTTTAATGTTGGGTTTGTTCCTAATCTTAAACTACCATTTACAAACAGTTTATCATTAGAAGCAGTTGAGCCGACGGAGACTGTGTCGTTGCTACTGTCTACAAATAATGTGCCAGAATCAACGTTCAAGTCTTTTAAAGTACTTCCTACACTTACCCATGCATTGTTATACACTTGCAAAGTCGAATTAGAACTATCTATGTATATATCACCATTGGAGATATCGCTACTAGGCTGGGTGCCTGTAGATATTTTTGTGCCACTATCAGTCTTTCCTATCTGAAATTCAGATTGAGTTGTGCCTTTAAAATTTCCAAAAATTGCCATACTTTATTATCCAGGTCAGTTCTAGGAGTTGTGATAAGGACACCATGCCTTACGAACCCTAGTCTGTGTCCCCATGACCAATTCATGAGTGTCGACACAGTCTTCTCCGTCTACTTATATTTATCTTTTTATACTGTTTTAAGTGGTTTACTTAGTTCTTCCCAACTGGTTTCGAAATCTGAGTCACCATCTGCATAACCCATTACACCCAATTTATCATATTCAGGTATAAGTTCGTCCGTTAGTAGTCCTATTCTTTTTAGGTTGGGCATTATTCGACTGAATAATACGTCTTGAAATTGTGTTTGAAATATAAATTCTTTCTGATATGCTTCTGTTTGTTCTAAATCCATACCATATTTTTCCCAAACATCATATGCTCTTAATCTGTTTCTGCTTACAGTACAGGCCTCTAAGGCAAATTGTGCTCTGTCCTGACGTTCTTCTTCTGTGAGTGTTTTTACATATTCTTCTAAATAGTTTACACCAAAGGTAACATGCCTTGCTTCATCTCTGATAATATATCCTACCATTTCTTTGTATACAGGATCGTTACTGGCATCTTTACTAGCCTGAAAGGCCGCAAGTGCTAGTCCTTCTATAACAATTTGCATACCAATAAACTTTAAATCCCATCGTGGGTCAGTTAGTATTTTGTCTAGTAGTCCTTTCAGTGCTGTGCCTATAGGCCATGTTCGTTTAAGTCTTGTTTGCAGGTATTTGTTAAATGCTTCTACATGTCTTGCTTCATCGAATGTCTGTGAAGCCGCGTATAGTTTGGCATTAAATGTAGGAGCACAACTGGCCAACTGACTTGCTACTAATAAAGCACCTTGTTCTCCATGTAAGAATTGGCTGATACTCCATGCATTTAAGTCTCTGATAAATTCTAGTTTCTTTTCTTTATCCCATTCTGCGTATACAGGATGATTGCTCCATTGATTGTTTTCAAACTCAAATGCTTCTGTATCGATATCTGGAAACTCTGGTGTCCAGTCAACATCCACTTCTGCATTCCAGTTTAACTGTTTGCCTAATTCGTATAGTTTTTTAACACGATTGTCTTGTACAGTATAATCCCAATTATATGCACCTGTTAGTGGAGTTTGAAATATTTCTACAATGTCTGTGGGTTCAAGTCCTGCTGGATATTCGTCCTCATGCAGAACAACTTCCGTAGGAGTTTGGCCTTTAATAATTTTCATAATATTATTTATCGATGTTTACGATGCAAACATCAGTTTTTAAACTAAGATTTCTATAACACCTGGTTGTGCATCAGTTTTTGCTTCTAATGATCTTCCAACTATTTGTAACGGGCTTAATGTGTGTGGCATAGAACCTACCATTGCATACCCTGGAGTATCACTTGCAACAAGTACATCACCTTTGTTTATGTTACCAATTACCTTACATGGCACTCGACCACGTAATGCTACTGCTACTACATGCTCACCTTCACATGTTGAATTCATTAAGTGTGCTGGATCTGTACTAACTACACCAACTGCTTTGTAACTTCCTGCTTCGTCTGTCACAGTTACTTCATGTTCTCCACCAAGTATTAAAACTGTTCCTGGTTCGTAATCTGCATCTGCTACATAATTCTCAGCCAAGTCAGCATATTGAGCCTTTGTAGCCGTTGCTGTAACTATATTAGCCGCAAAACTTCCATCTGAATCTCTGACTACAACTCTACTTGCTGTATTAGTACTTGTAAATTTAGTTGTGTCTAAGGAATTTACTGAGATTACTCCACTACTTAATGAGATACCACTACCACCTGACAAGTAACTTGCTATTCTACTGTTTACTTCTGATGCACTTGGTCCAGTATATGTAATTACACCTGTACCTGAATTATATGTTAAACTACCATCTCCGCCATTGTCTATGGCACTGATATGTGCTCTAACTTCTGATGCACTTGGTCCAGTATATGTAATTACACCTGTGCCTGAATTATATGTTAAACTACCATCTCCGCCATTGTCTGTGACACTAATCGCCGCTCTGGCTCTTGCCGTAGTATGATATAAATTTGTTGAGCCTTCTGAAACATCATCTGTATCACCACTTAGTTCACTTAATGCATCTTTACTTGCTACTTGTGAATCTACGTATGCCTTAACTGATTGCTGTGAAGGTAATCTAGTAGCACTATTACTTGACATATTGTCTTCGTCAATTAATGCCGCTGTAATTCTTGCATCTGCTCTTGCATTCGTGAAGTATAAGTTTGAACCTTCTGATAAATCACCTGTATCGAATGCAGACATATTAACTGCAATGTCATCTGCATTTACAGTAATACCTGTTCCAGCACCAATATCTAATGTTGCCACTCCACTGGTAGCACCACCTGTTAAACCTGCGCCTGCTACAACACTTTCAATATCACCTGCGTCATTTGTAAAACTAATTACACCTGTACTACTATTGTATGATAAATCTCCACTTACACTTATTGACGCTCTGGCTCTAGCATCTGTATAATATAAATTTGTACCTTCACTTAAATTAGTTGTTGATGAGCTTGTTTCGTCTATTAATTTTATCCAATTACCACCATGTGCAAAGTAACCCTTTCCTGTACCGTGTACATGGGCAAACATTCCGTGATATGTAGATGCACTTGGTAGGTCGCCTTCTGTGGAATACATATTACCAAATAATACTTTATTACCAAGCATGTCTATATCATTGCCCGTATCTAAATCAAGTGTTACTGCGCCTGATGTTCCGCCACCTGTTAAATTTGTTCCTGCTGTTACACTTTCAATATCACCTGCGTCATTTGTAAAACTAATTACACCTGTACTACTGTCATATGAAATATCACCAGTTGCACTTATTAATCCTCTGATGTCTGCATTCGCAACTTCTATATCGTCTGCATTTACAGTTATACCATATCCGCCTACTGCATTGAGAGTTACGTCATCACTTGTACCACCACCTATTAAACCAGATCCTGCTACAACGGAAGTTATATCTCCCACTGGAGAGTTTTGTGCTATAGTGATTGTATTATTACTATGAGAAATATCTATGCCTGTGCCGGCGTTAAATATAACTGTTTCGCCACTTGTTACAGTTTCTGCACTACCTGATGATGTATCGAAACTCCAACTGCTGTAATTGTCTGCTGAACTTGTAAATATACCAGTACCACTATCGTAACTGAGTGTTGAACCACTTGGACTAAACAATCCTCTAATTTCTGATTGATCGGCTGTAATGGCACCTGTGGAAGGATCATAATTTACACCACTACTACCACTAAATCCTGTTCTAATTGCACTGATGTTTCCGTCTATTGTGATTACATTTCCGGATTCACTAGAGGTTGTATATGTTCCACCGTCTATACTTCTAATATAGTATCTAATTGTTCCATTACCAAGAGTTTCACTCCCTTGCAAAATATCTTGACCTGTTGCACCAACATCAGCAGTTTCAATCGTTCCTGTAAATCCTGATTGTGAAAGTACACCGTTTGTTGCGGACAGACCAGCACCTGCCATTGCACTTACAAAGTCTGCAATACTTTCTTTTCTACTTGCATTACTATCATTTGCATCAATAATTGCAATACTATCTGCACTTACATCAACATTTGCAGATGTAAGTTCATTTAAATCTAATGCAAACGTTCTATTTGCTGTAATATCACCACCACCTGATAAACCATCACCTGCTGTTAGTGTAACACCGCTGTGATCTATATGTTCGTTTGCTACAAAATTTGCTAAGGCATCATGATCAATTGCTACATCACTTGCGCCTGTAATTTGACCTTGAGCATTTATTGTAATTTGTGCTACATCGTTACTTGTGCCATAAGTACCTGCACTTACGGCTGTGTTAGTAATACTAAATGCGCCGCCACTATATGTAATACCTGTGCCACCACTAAAATCAGATAGTAACAGCATATTATTATCTGAACTACCGTCATTGCTAAACTGCCATCTATCAGTTCCTTCGTCCCACTTTAGATATACGTTTGCAGTTGTATGCTCTACTTGTATTTTTGCATCTTGGTCAACACCACCTTTGTTAAGGAAAATATTGTTATCTGTTACAATAGAGTCTGTTTGAGTAACTGTATCTATATTTGTTGCTATAATATTTCCAGCAAATGTAACTGTGCCAGGTATAGTTGCACCTGTTAAATCTACTGTACCAGTAAATGTTTTATCGCCATTAATTGTTTGAGCATCTGCTTTAGTTACTACTGTGCTATCAATACTGATTGCACCACTACTATTGTCGTATGTGATGCCTGTTCCGCCTGTAAAGTGAGCTCTTACTTCTGCGGCACTAGGACCTGTGTAAGTAATTACACCAGTTGCGGAACTATACGTTAATGAACCGTCACCTGTTGCTGAACTGCTATTATCAGATATTAATGCTCTGCCGGCTGTTTCAAAATCTGTAACCTGTGTACTAGGTATTGCTATATCAAAAGCCGTGACTGATGACAGTCTACCACCAGAGTCCACATCTATTTGCGGTACTGCTGTTGCATTACCAAATTGTCCTGCATTACTGTATTGGCTTAATGATATAACTCCTGTACTTGCATTATACTCAACACCTAAACTTCCTGAATTTACGGCTCTTGCTGAAGTTGTAAAATCTGAAACTTGTGATGCTGTAATGTTTGCGGCTGTTTCACCTGCGGCTGTTATCAAGCCTTTTGCATTTACTGTAAAGTTTGGAATTGTTGCGGCATTACCAAAACTTCCTGTATTAGCATTTACTGAATCTAACACTAACGGTATCGTAGCAGTATTTCCTGCACCTCTAAATTGTGCTTGTCCTGTAGCATCACCGTCTAATACTACAGTTACAAAATCACTTAATGTGATTGCGTTTGCGGCCTCTCCTTGTAAATTACCAGTAAATACATTTCCTGAAATGCTGGCTCCACTATCTACTGTTAGTGTTTGCCCTGCACCTATAATAATGTTACCTTGTAAGTTAGGTTCAACAACCATGTTGCCGCCTGTAACGAAACTGATGTTTGCTAGAGTGTTGTTACTGTTTAAAGTTAATTTTGCAGTGGTATTTGTACCATCGGAATTTATAATAAATTCTTCTGCCGCAACTCTGTTTTCATTAATAGTTGTAGTGACCTGAGTAACATTACCTTCAACTGTAAGGTTTCCCTTGACTGTAAAGTCATCTTGTGCATTTATATAGGTATTGTTCGTTGCCATTTATTATAATCCCTTTAATATATAAGACTATTTATCACTTTTGCTAGTTTAGATTTTTTGCTCAAAAAAAGAGGACTTTAAAAGTCCTCTTTTAATGTTTCTAGTTGAACTAGTAACTGGTCTACTTTGAAACCGGTAAGTCTTTCGGCTTACTGGAATGCAACGTTACTTAAAGTAACTGCATCAACGTAGTCTGCCGCATTACCAAGAGATGAAGCAGTATTTGTAAGTTCTTTATAACCATATCTGGTCATGAAACTTACTACTGGTTCAAATGTACTTGGATCCATTACTGGGCCTGTGCTCATTAATGGAATGTAAGGACAATAGAATGCAGGAGCATCAGTTTCGCTTGATCCTTTGTAACCAACTAGTACTTTAGTACCGTCAGCCGCATAGTTATCAGCAAATACTTTGATTGATCCGTTTAGTGTACCAACAAATTTAGTATTTGTAGGTGCTTCAAAAGATCCTTCAGTTGTTCTTGCAAATGTTGATGTAGATGCACTTTGTAAAATTGTAAGTGCTTCTGGAGAAACAACAATGTAGTTACCAGCGCCACGTCTTGTTCTAGCCGCGATTCTGTTAGCCGCTCTGTTGATCTCAATAGCCAAAGCCGCATGTCTGTCACCAACGTAAATACTTGTTCCACTTAGTGAACCGAAGTCTAAAGTTGTTCCAGCACCTGCTAGAGTTCTTAGTGAACCGATAATTTCTTGGTCGATTTCAACTACGATCTCTTGTGCTAAAGCCTGCATAATTTCTGCTTCGACGTCTACGCCGTGCATTGCTTCTGCATCTTGAGCCGCCTCAAAAGTCCATCTTGCTGATAACCTTCTGGTTTTCGCTTCAACAGTTTCTTTTAAGATCTGAATGCTCATTTTTCTACCTGCACTTCCTTCAGCAGTTGCCGTAGCATCTGGAGAACCTGCATAAGTACTAGCAAGTTTGAAAGGACTTAAAGCCTCGTCACCTGCTGTTGCTCCACCACCAGTTTCAGAATATCTGACTCTTAGTGTGTGGATTTGCCCTACTGGACCAGTCATAGGTTGAACACCTACTAGTTCGTTAGCAATAACAGAAGGCATAACCCTTCTAATTAGTGGTAACATAACTTTGTTTAATGTCGCTACTGAACCTGCACCTGTGGCACCTGAAGTTGCGGCCTCGGACAAATGTCTCTTTGTATTTTCGAGGACAACATCTAAAGAAGATTTTCTGTTTCCAGAAAGACCTTCTAATAAAGCGTCTTTAGTTGCGGACCAGTTGCTTTCAAATAAGTTTGCCATTTTAATAACTCCTAATTATTTTGAAAGTCCGGCTAGTTTGCGGATCATATCAATTTCTACTATATCATCCGCTTTCTCGTCGGCTTCTGTTGTTACAACAGCCGCCTTATCGCCAGTGTGCTCACTGACAACGGATTCTGATAATGTCTTCTTAACTCTTGGTGCTTCTCCATCCAATACTGAAGGTAAGTACTTATTAAAGGACTCTTCCAGTTTGTCTGTTTTTACACTTTCAAGTAAATCTGACATCAATTCTTTCTTCTCTTTACCTAGTGGTGCCATTAGACTGTTTAATGTATCCTTACGGTTCATTTTGTCTTCTGCAATCCTTAACTTAGACTCAACTAATTTAGTTGCTTCTTCTTTCTCAGCAATTACTTGCTGTGATTCATTAAGTCTTGTTTCCATTTCAGTAATTTCTTTTTGTATTTTCTTGATTTCTTTTGCTTCATTCAGATAGCTCATGCCATATTCATTTGCAAATGCTTCAAAAATCCTACGACCAAAGTCATTTTCACGTGCCTTAGTAATATCATCACGGAAAGATTTAACTTCATTAGTAATCGTTTTGTTGACAACTGTTTCCACTTTGTCAGCCGCTTTTCTAATAAAGTCCATTTTGGCTTCTGCTAATTGCTTCTTGCCTTCTTTTACCATTTTGACTTTTTGTTCTACTAAAGATTTTTTATCTTCGTGGAACTCTGATAGTTCACCAGCAAGTTGCTCTGCTACAAAATTATCTAATTTTGTTACATGCTCACTTGTTCTTGTTCTATCTGCTCTAAGTTCTTTAACTTCTTTTGCAACCATTTCAGTTACAAATTTATCAAGTACTTTAGAATGTTCACTAATTGCTTTCGTGTATTTTACTCTGTCGTTTGCAAGGGATTGTTTTTCTTCTGCAATTTGAGAAATTTCTGCTTCAACTTTTTCAGAAATAAATTTGTCTACTGCTTCAACAATCTGACTTTTGTCATGATCATATCGCTGTGCAAACTCTTCTCTAAGTTCCGCTGTAAGCTCTTCTCTTGCTTCTGAAATTTTACCTTCCCATGCTTCTTGAAGAGCTGATTTAACGTCTTCCGTTAACTCTGCGTTCTCAAGTAGTTCTGTAAAATTCACTGCCATAGTAGTCTCCTACTTATAATTTTAAATCATTGATGAAACCAGTGATTGCTTTCATCAAGTGTTTTTCTGCACTTTTATCGTGTGTTAATGCTTTAGCGGTTTCAAACATTTGACTACCGCCTCGCATATTAAATAAACTTTCATATATTGACTTCGGATAGGCATCTGGGGCACTTGGTTGTGCCACAATGTCCACTGTTACAATATCAAAATCAGAAACGTTACCACTTTCGTTTACGTTTCCACTTCCTCTACTGCTCACTCCAAGTTTTGCTCCCGCCTTTAATAATGCTTCTGCAATATTTCCCATTGGTGTCTTTATAATTTTAAGTTTGCCCAAACCGTCTGAACCTTCACAATACAAATCTGTAATGATATGGCTTACACGGTCTAAATTTATTTGGAGTTCTTCAGGATGATCTAATTCACCCATCACAGTCTCGCCCTTTTGAAGGCGTTCCTTTACACTCTCGCAGGCTTTCGCTATCTCGTTTTTAGGATAAACTCTTCCATTCTGATTTTTTACATCGCCCTGAATGAATAAACCCTTCATAAATAAGTCCTTTCCGTCTTTAGACTCAACAATCTGTATTCCAGATTGTTCAGGACTCATATATTCGTATAACTTATTAGCCATTTAAACTCCTATCAGTAAAAAGACTTACGCCTTTTTAGGTTCAACTTTAATGTTGTCTGATGGTGTGTGGTCTTTTGCTGAATCACCGTGGTTGCCTTCTCCGCCGTCTTTCGACTTAACAGGTGAACCTGACTTCTCAACTTTTGATCCGCCACTTGGAAGTGGTGCATCGTTGTTGTCTGCCACTGGTGCTTTAGGATCTGCTACCTTATCTTGTAACTTAGTTGCTTCTTCAACAACTTCGTCTGACTCTTCAGCAATTTCTTCGTCTAGATCATACTCAACACTTTCTAGGTCAAGTTCATCTTCCATGTCCATTTCTGCTTCATCGTTATCTTCAGGTTCGTCACCTTCTTCTTCATCAGCAAGTAATTTTTCAAATTCTGCTTTAAGGTCTTCAAGCTCGTCTTCAATGTTGTCAACTTTATCTTCTAAGTCTTCATCTGATGATTCTTCCTCACCTTCTGCTTCCTCTTGCTCTTCACCTTCAATTTCTTCTTCGTCTTGAAGAATTTCGTTTGCAAAGTCTCCAGCAGGATCTACATCGCTGATTTCTTCTTCAACTGCTTCTTCCTCTGAATATTCTGACTCTTCAACAGCATCTTCTTCAGATTCTTCTGATTCTTCAACTGCTTCTTCTTCGGATTCTTCTGATTCTTCAACTGCTTCTTCTTCCGATACGTCTTCGTCTAGAACTTTTTCATATTCTGCTCTTGCTTTTGCAACAACATACTCATGAAGCATTTCTTCCGCTTTTTCGTTTTCTTCTGCAAGTAACAGTTCTAGAATCTCTTCTAATTGTGTTCTTGATTCTGACATTGTGGTCTCCAATTTTTAATTAAATCACACACAGAAAGTTACCTTTCAGATGTGCCTGTTATATACTTATAGTAATGTTGTGTTTTTATGCTTGAAAGGGCTCGAAACGAACCATTCCGGTGTATTTCAGTGTGAAAACTGTGATGAATTATGTATTGTAATGTTATTTATCTTATCATAATTATATTGTAAAATACTACTCATTTCTGGAGATTTTATTATGTCTTCCAGCTCTTTTAAACTATATGTATCAATAATATGTTTATTTTGCTCTAGAACCCTGTAAGTTCTCAATTGATCATCTTCCACTTTATCATAAGATTCGTCAAAAAGTATATCATTAAAAGTTTTAAATCCCAAAATTTTAAGTTGTTGTAATGTGTTTTTGTTGCCAATAACCATAAAAGGACGTTTATAGAAAATACTTCTCCAAATTTTTTCTGTAATGAAAACTTCTTGCCACCAGTTGTGTTTAGATTCATTACCTATAAGTGTTTCTGTTATAACATCATAGTAAGTATTATCAAATACCGTATAAAAATTATCAGGCTGTAATGTATGGCTATTTAAGTCATTTGGATCAGTATAGCCATCAACACTTATGCCCTTCCATACAAAAGTAGAAATCCCTTTATCTAATAAATTATACTGATTTAAATAGTGATATACATACGCTCTGTGTTGCCTATTTCTGCCATTTAGGCAGGAAAAATACTTAGGCTTATTTGTTTTATTAAAGTTTTCGCTATAATCTTTATGGAAAGTTAATGTATGACTACACCAAAAATCCTTATAAAAGGCACTTTTAAAGGGCAGGAAATTGTTATCTTCTGCTGTTCTAAGACTAATATATGTATTATAGTTTTGCTTATTAAGTAAGTTTCCTGTACAGAAATGCACTAGATTTGCAGGGATTTGTACATTATCAAGTATTGTGTGTATAGCAGTAAATACGTCTTGTTCATCGGTTGCATGGTTAAGATAATAATTAGACTCAGTACTAAAGTCTATTAAACAACCGTTTTTTAATATTTGGGATTTATTTGATAAAAGATCTTGCTCTAAAAGTTTAGCATTTTTATGCTTACCATCATTAACAATTTCTATTTTAACTAGATTAGATAAGTCCGCCACCTGCTCCACCGGTATCAGGTGATGGATACATAACAGCAACAAATTTTTTGTGCTCTATATCTTCTGCTCGTTTAATTGCCCTAACTTTACGCAATTTATTCAATTGCTCCAAAGTCATTTTAGGTTTTCTGCGTTTTTCAGAATCTGCTTTCTGAAAATCATCAAATTCAGGATTGTAAAATTCTATTAGTCTCATATTATATACCTTCTGGCGGAGATCCTGGTGGTGTGCCACCTTGAGGAACAACTCCTGCATCAGTATTTAGCGGATCTTGGGCAGGATCTTCCAGGGGTACCTGGTCTGCAGGTATTTCCATATCTGGATTTACTGCGGCATCAGGTTGTGGCCTTACACCGATGTTTCTGAGATCTGCTGGTGTTTTATCATCTGCATATTTTTCGTATTTGTTTTCCTCTCTCCACATTTCTTCATTTTGTTTCATTTCCTGTTCTGTGAGTCCAAGATATTTTTTCATTTTAAACTGGTTAGCAAGGTATGGTACTGCGGCTACTGTGTTATATAAGTTAGCTCTTTCGGCATCCAACTGTAAATCTCTATAACTACTAAAGTTCATAGGAGGATTAAATACTATGTCAAAATCTCCACTATCTATCTCTATGCCTCTGTGCTTCAGGAACATTTTAAACTCTCTGTCTAAGTCTTCCTGTATTTGCTTCTGCAACCTTTCTACATATCTAGCAAACCTGTATTCCTGAATATAAGCAATACCTACTTTACCGTCATTGTAAGTTGCACTTCCATCTTCTGGGCCTGTTGGCAAATAACTTGCTGGTATTCTCAAACCACGTAATAGTTTGTTGTTAAAGTATCTAAGATCGTCAATTTGCCCCAAATTCTCACCACCTGGTAGTGTATCAACTTTACTGCCTCTGCCTTCTGATGTTGCCGCAAAGAAATAATCTTCCAACATACTCATTGGATTATATGCGGCATCAATTACATTTTCACCTGCTTTGTTTTTATTTGGTACTCGTTTTTGCTGTACTTCATACTTGATCTGTTCCAGATACTGCCTTGCTTTATGTGGAGGCATGTTTCCAACGTCAATAGTAAATACACGTCTTTCTGGTGCTCTGTGTACCCTGTAAATTATAATAGAGTCTTCAAGTAACTCTTTTTGCTTGAAAACTTTGAAAATAGGTTCTAATATACTGATACCAAAAGGCCATGCATGGTCCATACCCTCTGTTAAACTGACATGCACAACATGTTCAGCGTCTACAGGCACGCCTTGATTTACACCATCTATAGAACCTGTTAAATAACTGCCTGATGAACCTGGATTATTAGGAGGTGTACCTATATATTGTCCTCCACCTGCTCCATAAGGTCTGGAATGTAATGCACTTGGATTAGTTGCTAAAAGCTCACCGAAATTGGGTGCTAAATTTTTAATAAAATAGGTTTCAATTTTTTTACCAGCACTTTCATTTACTACAACCTTTTCCACGTTTGCAGGATCTGTCCAATAAAGTTTATATGTTTGTGGATCTCTTACAAAAAATTGATCTCCGTATTTAATTGTGCTACGGAATATTCTAAATGCTCTTTTATGAATTTCGTTTATATTACACCATTGCTGTAGAGATTTAGTTAAAATCTTATCTTCAGTATCACTGGGTCTGCCTTTATAATATACTCTCAAAGGCATCTTGGTGTGATCATCTTCCTGTGTGCCGAACTCTGCTATAGTATCTAATGCGGCATTTATTTCCAAATCGCTATCCATTTGGTCATACTGCATGTATCTCATCAATCTGTTTGGAGATCCAGCATATACTTCTGGTAGCCAACTCGCAAATCTGGCAGAGGCGGCGCCTGGGCCGTCTGTGCTGTTTTGGTTGTTTCCAGTGACGTTTAGTGGCAGTCCACTGTTATCAACACTCGAAAAATATTTTCTCCAACTCATAAATGTAACCTTAATGTATTATATTACACTATTTATCAATTATTGTCAACTAAAATTTATTTACCTGGCTGGGTTATGTTTTACTGCTTATTTCTGTGAGTAATTTATTTTGTTTTCTCATTTCTGCAAGTGCATTGAGTTGAATAGCAGACTGTTCTAAAATTAAGTCTGCAAGGGCTTGATCTGATTTGCTGGTATCACTATCTGCGTATGTGTTATTTGTGGTAGTATTGTTTGTGGTGTCGCTACCTGGTGTAAGACTGCTATCTAAACTTGTGGCACCCTGATTTGCGGCATTAGTGGCCATGGTTGCTTTTGCTAAGTTCATGATCTTTTGCGGATCGGATTCTTTTGATAATTGTATAACTGCTTGTACTGGAGATTCCTGACCAATTAAACTTGCAAATCCCTGTTTAAGACTACCAATAATTCCAGGTGTCATATTTTCTGAGAATGTACCAAGAGCCTGTCCTAACTGGTCTATACCTAATGCCATATCTAGAACATTTGCTGGATCTAAATGAGATAATTCCTTAATTGCGGCTGTAGTGGCTTCTGTTGTCTTAACCATAGCCTCTGCTTTAGCATTAATTTTTGCAACTTTGTTCTGGCCAACTTTTTCTATAATATTGGCAATTGCCTTACCGACACTCTCTACTACTGCTCCTATGCCTTCAAATACACTTTTTATTGCTGTACCAAATGCCTCAATACCTGGTGCGGCCAGTTTAAGAGCAAAACCGATACCTATTATGGCGGCAGTTAAAGCCGCTATTCCTAATAATGCTGGACCACTCCCCAGGGCTGACAAACCACCTGCCATGCTCGTTAGACCCATGCCCATTCCTCTCATACCACCTGGTGCTGGAGGCCCCATGGCTCCTCCACTACTACCACCACTTGTTAATTTAGACATTAAAGACATTGTTTTCTTTTGGGCAAATCCTGCCGCTATGCCTTTAGCAATACCGGCAACCACTGTCGCTGATATCACTACAAGAAGTGCATCACCTATTGATGGCCAGGGTATAAGATCTGTAATACCTTCAAGCATTCGCTTGCCAATATCTTTAAACATATCAGTTAAGGAATTAAACGTGCTCATATATCCCTGAAAAAATTTTATAAAAAGTTCCATTTCTAAAGCAAAATCTTTTATTTTCTCTACCAAATACTTTGAAAAACTTTGTCCAGATTCTTTTATTGTACCACCAAATGATTGGGCACCAATTCTGAGCGAAAATAAAGACTGTACAACTGGTGTCATTGCATTAACAAGTTCTTTTACTATTTCATCAAAGCCTTCAGTATCTAATCCTTCTCCGAATCCCTGTATAAAAGTATTAAATGCACCACTAAATGCCCCTTTAACTTTATCAAGAATCGTATTAAATGCCTGGAATCCTCTCTGCACGCCTTCTATATCTGCTTGACCGTTAGTGAGTGTTTTCATTGCATCTGCAGATTTTTCAAAATTCTGTATCGCTGTTGCCATTTGTTTGGCTTGTTCGTCACCTGTTCTGGCTAATAGGAATACCCTGTCTTTTTCTGCTTGGCTTAAATTTCCTAACTCTGCTGTGATGGCCAGTGCGGCTTGTTCACCATCTATTAATCCTGCTTCAAAGTCTTTTATAACTCCCTGGAAGTTATCTGCTAATTGAGGTAATACTGTTATAAATCCGAATGCGGCATCACTAAACCCTATTGCTCCCATACTGGCCGCTTCTGTAATTGCCGCGGCTATTTCACCACCTGCTTCGCCGCCCATTGCTCTCATTAATGAATTAAACTCTGAAAGTCCTGTCACTAACTGAGCTCTGGCATCATTAGGCAATCTAAGAATATTAGCAAGTAGCATTTTGTTATTACCTATTACCTGATCTGCAAAATCTCTCATTACATCAGTACTCACACCCAATGCTCTTGTATAATTTAACTGCTTTTTGTTTGTTTCAGCAATTTGAGATATGGCTGTTTTTCTTTGACCAGCATCTAATCTGCCTAAATTTATTAACCCACTTCGCATGGTAAGTTCATCACCAATTAATGAGATGGTATCTTCTAAAGATAACCCTAAAGAACCACCCTGATCAGTAAGTTCTAAAAATTGTTGGGTGACGCCTGGTACCACCTTTTCACCCATAACCCTAAATACTTCTGCATTATCATCCATGAACTTGGCTGTTTGGGCTGTGGATAAACCCATTAAGTTCATAGCGGCTATATTACCAGCAGTAGCACCTTCTAGAGCTAAACCTTTCTGGCTTAGTTCTGCAAATGTTTGCCCTGTCTGAATAAGTTTGGCTGTCACGGCGGCAAAGGCCGTACCTGCGGCAACTAAGGCAACACCAAATACTTTCCCTATCATATTTCCAACAAAACCAGCACGTTCACCTAGTCTTTTAAATGAAAATCCTAAGGTTTCCATATTGTCATTTATATCATCTTGCAGTTTATTGTTATCTTTTTCAATTCTAAGAGTTTCACTGCCTACATCATTTAAATTTTGTAAATTATTAATAAACTGAGTAAGAGCTTCATCAACTTCTTTCAGGGTTTTCTCTTGTGTTTTCTGGTCTTTGTTACTGGTAGACTTTTGATCTTTTAAAGCATCCACTAGTTCACGCATAGTGGACTCTTTGGCCCACATAGGAGCACTAAGTCCTTGCTCGAATGTAACTGTTTCACTCATTTATCGGTTTTCCTATAAACACTAGTTTTAATGATGATAAATAGTCTTGTGCGTAGATATCATATGTTATATTTATCACTTTAATTAACAGGAGTTTTAATAGAATGCCAAATACACCTAACCCATTAAGCGAATACTTTAGATCGCCTAAATTATATGTAAAATTGCCGTCAGGCGGAAAATTTTATAACAAGGATATTGTGGAATATCCTGATTCAGGAGAACTGCCAGTTTTTCCCATGACTGCTAAAGATGAAATAATTATGAAAAACCCTGATGCTTTATTAAATGGTGAAGCAGTGATTCAACTTATAAACAGTTGTGTTCCAAATGTAAAAAATGTTAGAGAAATGATATCTAACGATGTTGACACATTATTAATTGCTATTCAGGGTGCTACTAACGGAGACGATTTAGAAGTTTCAGCAGAATGCCCAGATTGCCAGGAAATGGTGACCGGCATTGCCAGTGTTGAAGGTGCCTTGGAAACAATGGTAGAACTGGATGACATTTATGATGTACCAACTAAATCAGGTTTAAGCATACAGATCAAACCATTTAAATATGCAAATACCATAAAGGCAGGTATTGCCAGTTTCCAGAGTTCCAGAAGTTTACAGGTTTTGGGAGAACTTCCAGATGATATGGACAAGCTCAGAGTATTCAACGAAAGTTTCACAAAATTGGCTAATACCAACTACGAACTTATTGTAGACGCTGTACATAATATCACAATTGGAGGTGGAGAAGAGGCAGTTGTTATATCTGATCGAGATCATATTAGAGAGTTTTTAGACAACTGTGAGGCAGAGATCGGCAATGCAGTAGAAAAGGCTGTAGCAGAAATAAACAAAATAGGCATACAAAAATCTATGCAGTTTGAATGTGAAAAATGTGAAAAAGAATTTGAGGCCGCAGTATCCTTTGACCCTGTAAATTTTTTCATGGCTTCCTAGGCAAAGCCAAGCCTGAGGAAATAATCGGGTATCTAGAGAAGCTCAAAAAAGATTCAGAGGCTATCACTAACAATATAATGGAAATGGTAATTTATGCTGAAGGAAAAATATCATTAAGTGATGCCTGGGCTATGAGCTGGAAGGAACGAAGTATTTTTATAAAGGTATTAAACAATTATATTAAAAAGAAAAATGGTGATCAAGGAACAGAAGAGTTATAATGAGCTGGTATTACCAAGATAATTTAATTACAGAATTACCAGAAGACTGCGAAGCATTTGTATACCTAATCACAAACCTAACTAACGATAAAAAATATGTTGGCAAAAAGTTAGCAAAATTTAAAACAACTAAACCTCCTCTTAAAGGAAAAAAGAATAAACGTCGTGGCACCAAAGAAAGTGACTGGCGTACTTATTGGGGGAGTTCAGATCATTTAAATGCTGATGTATTAGAGCTAGGAGAGGACAAGTTTCGTAGAGAAATATTATACTATTGCCCTAGCCGAGGAGTAGCAAGTTACATAGAAGCCCGAGAGCAATTTGAAAGGCGAGTACTTGAAACTGATGACTACTATAACGGAATCATCAACGTCAGAGTTGGTGGTTCGAAAATCCTTAAAGAGGCATTAAAGACCTTATAAGTAGGTGTGTTAAAACGAAAGTTAGAACACAATCACATCAAGGCATATCACAGGCACACATAGGACTATACACCGGCCCCAACCGAGGCATATAAAATCGGGCTCTTCG